CTCAAGAGGGCGTAAGAACCCCTCTGTCATTGCACCATGAAGGCTTGGATCACTAGACCCTAGGAAAGGGAAGCGATGAAAAGCCAAGTAGATCTCCTTGAGGCACTCCTGCAGGATGCAGGAACCTCATTGGGATTCGACCCGTCACGTGATATTCTCACGTTGCGTAAAAGATTCGAGTTTGAGGGCGAACCCTTCATCTCGATCGCGCTGCCACGTCTTGACGACCTCTTAATTGCAGGCCTTAGAGACGGACGCCTCCCAGCTTTCACCGGGTGGGCGTCGCGGTGCGCATATCCTGAGTTCCTTCGGGATCTCTGGAATATGATCTTCTTGCGTGACGGTGTGTTACGTGTATACCCCAACGTAGACGCGATACGATGGCTTCGTCAGATCTCGCGCACCTTCAAGAAGGTGTTCGAGGTCTGCGAGCCTGATCGCGTCGAGGCGGCAATCGAAAGGTGGGTCCAGATTGATTCGGACTTACCCTCGAAAGCAGACATAAAGTCTAGCCTCGATCCCTACGTACCGATGGTTGCCCAGATCCTTTTTGGGCGGATTATCGGTTCGGCCTTGTCTGCCCCCCTTGAGGGGCGGCATGGTCCGGGAGCAGTATCAGAACGATTCGGCACTAATTCAAGATGGGATTTCGGTTCCATCTCATATAGTGCGGAGTCCTTGGTGGGCCCTGAATTCTTTAGGGCCACTTGGGAGTCACTGGCGCTACGCCCCCCGGAGACGGGGTTCGTTCCAGCGCGGTTGGAGGCAGTCCCAAAGACTGCTGAGAAGCCTCGCCTCATTTGTATAGAGGCCAGCTACAACCAGTACATTCAACAGGCCATGATGCAGAACTTGCGCCATGAATTGAAGAGTGCACGCAGTGTCTGTTCCTTCGTGGATCAGACTCCGAATCGGGAGATGGCGAGAGAAGGGTCGATCACTGGCGAACTTGCCACGATCGATCTCTCCGACGCCTCGGACAGGGTAGCGCTTGCCCTGGTTGAGCAGGTATTCGGGTTCAACCCGAGTTTCCTGCGCTTCCTTAAGCTTTCGCGCTCTCCGTTCGCGCAGCTACCTGGAGGTGACCTTGTCTTGTTAAACAAGTTCGCCTCGATGGGATCTGCTTTGACATTTCCAGTGGAGGCCATGGTCTTCACTGCGCTCGTAGTAACGAGCATTTGTCGAGCGGAGGGATCCTTCGAACCTCAGTTCATTCGTGCACTGGGTCGTCGGGGATCTGGGTTGAGTGTCTATGGTGACGATATCATACTCGCCACAAGACACGCCCATGGAGCAATTTCTGCTCTTGAGTCCGTAGGGCTCAAGGTCAACGAATCCAAGTCGTTCCTTTCGGGGAACTTCAGGGAGTCGTGCGGGTTTGACGGCTATGCTGGCTGGGATGTCACTCCAGTCTACATGCGTCGTCGAATACCACGGGATCGCTCCGAGGTCTCGGAAGTGACGTCGCTGACGTCCTTCCGTAATCAGATCTGGAGCCGGCATGGTAAATGCCGGACAACAGACGTAATCGACGCGTATCTCACGCGGCGATTCGGACTCACTTACGTGCCCAAG